TTGAAGTATCTTTAACTAAAGCATACTTCCAAAAACGTTTTCCTGTCGCCTTAGTCAAAGCAGTAATTACACCACTTGCTTCAGTTGTCGCAGTTACGTTTGCCGCTTCTGTGAAATATACTTCTACGATTCCGCCTAAACTATCGCGACAATCTAAAGTATATCCTTGTGTTAATGCACACGCCATTGTTATTTAATTTAATATTTTAAAAAATGGGGGTATTTTACACCCCCGAATAATTATGCTAAGATGAACTTCACAATCTCGTCTGGGAAAGCAAAGTTTACACCCATTTTAAATTCAGATACAAAACGAACTTGGTCAGCTTCTTTTGCATAGAAAATTTCAAACTTTTCTTCTTCGTTCAACAAATCTGTTCCTAAGAACAAGTTGCTTAATCTTGAAGCGTAAATTTTATTTGTTCCGTTTAAACCTTGTAAAGCAATAACTTTAATAGGAGTACCTGGTAATACAAATTCGCTATCAGACTTACCATCAAAAGAATAGTTAAACATATTAGCATTCTTCAATGCAATAGTGTAAGTTCTAAATGTGTCCATACCGCAGAAAATAGTCATATCATCATAAGCTACTACCTTAGCATCAATAGCTTTGTAAACACCATCAAAAATGCTTACTACGTTTGAAGCTACAATACCTGTTGCAGCACTAATAGGCGCAGTTGCGATATAAGTTGCACTATTTGCAGCTACCGGTCCAGATGCAGCACCGATTAATTTAACAAGTCCGTCAAATTTTGAAAGATTAGCGTTGCCACTATCTGTATCACCTTGCCATAACGCAGTTTCTAATTGAGAAGCAATAGTTTTAGCTTTTTTCTCAGCAAACGCTTGCTCAAAAGGAATAGAATCATAAATTGATCCTGTTGGTAATGCTTTTTGTAAATACTTAGCTTCTAAGTCTTTAGGACAAAGTGCTTCGTTTACTTTAATTTTTCCAACTGTTACTGTTCTTTGAGTAAAAGTTGTTGAACCTGATGCAGTAAATCCGCAGCTTCCGCCCGCTTGAAATATTGCGTCTGTGTCCATAATGTTAATCGTTTCAGAAGACTTTACGCCTACCATAACGTTGCCTGCGCTCTTAATTAAAGATGCAGTCTTTGCGCCTAATACAGAATCCGTTACCAATAAGGCTTCGTTTTGCTCTGTGTATGCGGCTAATGCTGATACGTCAAATGCCATTGTTATTAATTTTTAATGTTTAAAATTGCTTGTCTATATTTATCTAATCTTTGGCTTTTAATATCATTTGTATTTATAAATGAATTAAAGCTATTAGGTCTTTGAATTGGATCGGCTGAAGGTGTATTTGAAAGTGCTTCAATTAATTCAGCTACTTGTGCAAATCCTTGCTTAACGTTATTTTCTAATTCTAAAACTTTCTCGTCTGATACTCTTTTAGCTTCAACTAATTCTGCAATACTTGCATTGAATTGTTCAGCCATATCTTGCATCTTTTTGTCTTCATAATCTTTGCCTGCCTCAACCTCTGCTTCTGGTGATACTTCTTCAACCTTAGTTTCAATAGCAATAATTTTGCCATTCTCATCTAAAGTAATTTCTGTTCCGTCCATCAATTCGTGGTCGCCTGCCGGTGCTACTGATCCGTCTGCTAAATTAACAGAACCGCCAACCTCTAATGCTGAAATTTCAACTTTAGTTCCGTCCATCAAAGAATATTCAGCCATCTCAACCTTAGTTTCTTCAACCTTAGTTTCTTCAGCTTCTACTTCCTTAACAGGCGCAGCGTTGTCCTCAAACAATGCCTTAATTTTTAAAATTGCTTCCTGTGCGTTCATACTTTTTTTATTATATAGTGAAAAAATGAAAAGTTTATCACTTAACTTGTGATAATATTTTTTTGATGGCATCAACCATTGATGCAACCTTGTTAACTTCTTTAGGTTTGTAGTTAAATAAACCCTCTACGCTAAAGCCCATAATCTCACCATTCTTTACCTTCTGCCAAGCGTCTTCGTTATCTACTATCATACTACCAAACCAACTTCCCTCTGGTGCATCCTCAAAGCCTTTCATTGGCATAATGCCACGCGAAGGGTCTGAAATAAAACTTTCAAATAATGTAACCCCTTCAAATTGTGCGCTTGAATTGTGCATTAAATTTACATTACTTTGGAAGCCTTTTTTGAAAAACTTTTGTACAATTTTAAGAATAGTATCACGACTAAAAGCCACATAGTAGTCGCCATAAGTAGCATCACTCCTAAAAATTGGCGTGTCAGCCAACATAATAGCGCCCGAAATAATACGACGATCTTCATTTGTAACTTCAAATTTTTGAGTTTTATTAAATGCGTTCCAATTCTTTTGAATTGCAGGACTGTCAACTAAGGAAATAAAATCAACTTGTGAATCGTCATTGACATCCTCTGTAATATCCAACATATATATTGGTAATTCTTTATTCATAATACTAAATAGTTTTTTTTTAATTATTTATCGTTTACTGAAACCTTGCCCTGTTCTGTATCTCTTGCTCTCTTTGTTGAGAATTTGAAATATCACTTTGTATTACATAAGCACGAACAGAACCGCCACCACCGCCTCCACTTGGCGCTCTACGACTACCACCCCCGTCGCCACCGGTATCTGGTGCGCTACCTCCACCTGTATCGGGTAATGCACCGCCACCACCGCCACCGCCTAAATCTGGTAATGATCCACCACCTCCACCACCAGAAGAACCCGAAGAAGCCTGATTAATTGCAGAAATACCTTGCGCAGCACCAACTACAATTCCTGCAATAGAAATACCCGCTGCAACTTTTTGAGCAACAATAGTTTTTGCTAATAAAATTGCTGCCGGAATAGCAGTAAATGGATTCGCTAATAATGGCGCAGCAGAAGCAGTTGCAGCTGCAATACCTTTAGCGGTTTGAATTACAACTGTTGCAATCGCAGCAGCTTTTTCAAGTAGTAAACCTGTAATTGCTAAGGCTTTATTTTTACCTGCAATCTGTTGCAATAATCCACCAACTGCGCCAACAACTCCAACATATTTTAATTGTAAATCTTTTTTAGCTTGAAATTCTGCATTTTGAATATCTATAATATTTTTAGAATGCTTTTTTTCAATTTCAGCAATTTTATCTTTATTACCCTGCGCATTTTTTATATCATTTGCATATTCTTGTTCTTCTAATGCTCTAACAACTTGCCAATATTCACCATATGCAGTTTCAAAACTTTTTAAAGCATTGTATTCAATATCTTTTTGAGCATCAAATGCAGCCTGCGCCGTTTCTAATTTATCTTTATATAATGCGTCTTCTGATGAAGTTATAAGGTCTTTTCTAACTTTAGCTTTTTCATCTTCTGATAATTTTAAAATCTCTTTATCTTCTTCTAATTCTTTTAAATCCTTTTCAAGTTTAGATAATCTTTCTGCTTCTGCTCTTTCATTATCATCTTTAATAGCAGCAATCTTAATATCTTTTATTTTCTCATTAAAAGTGTCAAGGCTTTCTTGGTCTTCTTTTTGTTTTTTATCTGTATCCTCTTTTGCCTTTTTATCAAGAGCAGCTTTATCAGCATCAAACTTTTCATTGTTAAGTTTTATTAATTCATCCTTTACAGATTGATGAACTTCTAATTGCTTTATCTCATCTTCTTTAAGTTTCTTATCATTCTCTAATAGCTTAATAGCTTTAGCATTCTCATCTTCTAATATTGCTAAACTCTTAGCGTTCTGTAAATCAATAAGCATTTTATTAGCCGTCTTGGTATCTTCTATTCCTTTTTTGTTAGCTTCATCACGATCCTTTTGGGCTTTTTCATTTGCTTTCTTAGTATCTTCTTCGTTCTTTTTATTATATTCAGCCGTTAAAATTGATTTATCATTATTTAATTCTTTCCATTTTTTAGCATCTTCGCCATATAACCTTCCACTTGCATCTGTTTTAGTCTTTAATACTGCTAAGTCATTATTTACTAATTCTGTTCTTTTCTTATAGATTTCTTCTTCATTACCACCCTGCGCTTTTAGTAATTTAATATCCCTTTCAATTTGCTCATTCCTTAATTTAGATGAAGCACTTAATGATTCTATATTTCTTTTTGCTTGACTTGTAACTCCAATAAAGTCTGTAAATTGTTCTACTAATCCTCCTACGCCTTTTGCTAATGCAGCTAATGGGCTTTTCTTTATCCAATCAGAAATAGCATCAAAATTAGCAATTACTGTTCCCAATAAAACTACAAGCGCACCGATACCGGTTGCAATAATAGCACCTTTTAAAACTTTAAACCCTGTACTTGTTTCAAGTGTTGCAACTCCAAAAGCCTTTTGTACAACGACCGCAATTTTAGTAGCAGTACTATTTAATTCTATAAATGCAGTACTTGCTCTAATCTGTGTACCTAAGTTTTTAAAACTATCTATTGAATCACCCAAAGCGTTTAAGCCCTGAGATAAAGCCATAGCTGCATTTACTTTTAATAAAGCAGCTTCAACATTTTTATTCTCTTTTCCAAATAAAGCCATACCACCCTGAAGCGCAGCAAATCCGCCGGCAACTCCAGACAATGCACCCGCAACCGCCTTAAACTTTGCATCTGGATTAAAGGCATCTGTTAATGCTTTAGCATCACCAATTCTGTCTTTTAATTCAGCAGCACGTTTAGCAGCAGTTACCGCTTCTTTAGAAGTAGCACCAAACTTATCAGCCATAATAGCAACATTCGCAGTTGCTTCTTTTAGCTGCGTTCTTAAACCCTTAACCGAAGCATCTGTTGCCTCAAATGCTTTGTCTAATTTCTGTACTTCCTGTGTTGCTTGCGCGGTATCGGTGGTGACCTTTATACCAACTATTTCTTCTGCCATTAATTCGTGTTTATTACTTTTAATAAATTAACCTGTGTCGTTTGATATGCCATTGGGTTATATCCATCTACTTTGTTGAGTCTAAATAATACCCCATTGATCCATATATATTTGCTAAAATCCAGATTGTAAATATCTAAAGTATTTAGATACATTTTGCAAGACAATAGCTTGCTTTCAATATCTGTAATCTCTAATATGTATGGCAAATGATATGTATTAAATAAATTATCTGTTGGGTAAGTAGTTGCAGGAAATTGTAATTCTTTTGGCACTCCAAAATTAATATCAATAGTCGGAGTATTTGGATCGTCTAAGTGTCCTGCATATCCGTATGAAGTTAAGGTTGCTAAATTACTACCTGTGCCACCGCTTCCACTTTTAATATGCCAAGTTGAAACGCCTGTTTTTTTC